GACCGGATTATTGAGGCTATTGGTCCGGAAACCCGTGAAAAGATGATTAAATTCATGGTGGATAAGGGTCAGCACATTGGGGAATAAGGTATGCGTTTCAAGGAGTGTGTTATCGCGTGGGATAATGACACAGGTGAGATAAAAGTCGGTCCATACCCAGAGATAGGCCATACGAGACATTTAAGGGCTTCTGTTGGTGCAGTGTTTTCAGATATCCATGAGATGAATAGTCAGCAGCAGGCTTTAAAGACGTTTGTTGAATTTGCAACATTAGCTGTGAGCGGCAATTTAAATGTGAATGACATACACACAGCGTTTTTGAATATTGATGAATACCGCTGGCTCATAGCTGAAGACATAAAGGGAAGCGAAGAAGGGCCGGATTGGTTCTATGGAATGCTAAAGGGTACGAATGCCGGAACTTAATTATAAACCCGCCGGGAAAACCTCAAAAAAATTTTTAAAGTCGGAAAAGTTCGTCCGTGGCATTAGAGGTCCGGTGGGGTCTGGTAAATCTGTTGCCTGTTGTATAGAGATCTTCCGCCGTGCGGCGGCGCAGGAGAAAGCTCCGGACGGCATACGCTATTCCAAGTGGGCGGTCATACGGAATACCAACCCCGAATTAAGGACCACGACGATAGCCACATGGTTGCAGTGGTTCCCGGAGAATGAATGGGGGAATTTCCGGTGGTCGCCGCCTTTTACCCACCATATTCGTAAAGGCGATATTGATCTTGAAGTCCTCTTTATTCCCCTGGACACGCCCGATGATGTCAAAAAGCTCCTTAGTCTGGAATTGACCGGATGCTGGATTAACGAAGCACGGGAAATCCCGAAATCCATTGTCGATGCGGCTACATCACGCATAGGGCGGTATCCAAGCGTCAAGGATGGCGTGGGTCCGACATGGCACGGTCTGATTATGGACACAAACGCACCTTCTGATGACCATTGGTGGGCCATAATGTCCGGTGACGCCCCGATACCCGACCATATGAGTTCGGAAGACTCGTTAATGATGGTGAAACCCGATAATTGGGAGTTTTTTACCCAACCGGGCGGCATGCTTGAAGACAAATCGGAACGTGGCGATCTGGAAGGCTACAGTCTTAATCCGGATGCCGAAAACATCAAAAATCTGCCGCCGACCTATTACACCAATATGATCCAAGGAAAGAGCAAAAGCTGGATTGATGTGTATGTTCTGAACCGATTGGGAGCGATTGAGGACGGCAAGCCCGTCTATCAGGGATTTTCGGAGAAAACGCATGTTAGTAAGGAACCTTTGGAAGTCGCGCCATTGCCCGTGTACGTCGGAATTGACTTTGGCCTCACTCCGGCAGCGGCGTTTCTGCAAAAACTGCCGAATGGACGTTGGTTCTGCCTTGCGGAGCTTGTTGCTGCCGACATGGGCGCGATTCGCTTTGCTGAAGTTCTTAGACGGTTCATGGCTGAAGAATTTGGAGACATGGATTACGAAATCTACGGCGATCCGAGTGGCGACTTTCGCGCACAGACGGATGAAACAACCCCTTTTGAAATTCTTAGGGCAAACGGTATCAAGGCTCGACCAGCACCGTCGAACGATCCGGTTGTTCGTACAGAGGCAGTAAACAGTCTTTTAAGCCGTATGGTAGACGGCATGCCCGGTTTTTTGATCGACAAGCAGAAATGTCCGTCCTTGGTGACAGGTTTTTTAGGCGGCTATCATTACCGCCGCATGAACGTGTCGGGGGAACGGTATGAGGACAAGCCGAACAAAAACAAGTTCTCTCATGTCCACGATGCGTTGCAGTACGCCGTGATCGGGGGCGGTGAAGGCCGTAATATCACAAGGGGGGCGCATACGGTAAAGCCGTTTATCGCCAAGACAAAATGGAACCCTTTTGCAAAACGGAATCGTGGCGTTGCGGCCCGTCTATGAATGGCATCTGAAAGAATGGCATATTGCCTTCTCGGATGTTCCCAAGCCGAATTTTATTCAGAAAATTCTGAAACCCGGTTTCCGGCATTGTTGGGCGTTTACGTTTGATCCGCATGCCAATGTCTGGCTGGTGTACGAACCCGCATGGCATAACGCCGTGTTTCGGGCTATTCCGCCGGATATGGTGAACGCTTTTATCGACAGGGCCAGAAACGAAGGTCCGGTGCTGTCTGTGGAAGTGCAAAGCCGTCCAATCAAGAAAGGCCGCATTTTTGTGACCTGTGTATCCCAGATTTGCCACCTTTTGGGTGTCGATCTGTTTTTAGCCACTCCGTATCAGCTTTTTTGTGAATTGCAAAAAAACGGAGCAGAGGAAAGGTTCAAGCAGATTTTGACACAACCGGAAGGAACCCCTGATGGGAATATTCAACCCTCCAGACCCGCCGAAACCCCAAGGGCCGTCACAAGCAGAGCTTGATGCACAGCGTCGGGCGGAAGAACAGCGTCTTGAGCTTGAAAACAAGAAAAAGGAAGAACAGGCGCAGCTGGCACGGAACCGCCGTGGTCGCCGTTCCTTGTTAGCGGAAAGCAACACGGGTTCGGGGTACGATACCCTTGGCGGATAAAGTCGATAAAATCATTGCGCGGTTTGAGAAAGCCGAAGACGAGCGCATGAATTGGGTGTCAATCTGGGAGGATTGCTACAATTTCGCTTTTCCGCGCCGTGTCGGGTTCTATGACAGTGCTTCCGGGCAATCCCGCACCGATGAAATCTACGATTCAAGCACGGTACATGCCGTGGACGAGTTTGCATCCCGTATGCAGGCCGGATTAACGCCAAGTTTTGCCAAATGGTTTGAGTTCGAGGCCGGATCGGAAGTACCGAAAGAAGATCAGTCTCAGGTATCGAAGGCACTGGAAGATGTCTGCATGTATGTCTGGGAAATTCTGCAACAGTCGAATTTGAATCAGGAGCTTCATGAAGGCTATTTAGATCTTGCGGTAGGTACAGGATGCTTGCTGATCGAGGAAGGTGATTCGGACAAGCCTGTACGATTTACCATGACGCCTCAAAAAGAGGTGGTACTGGAACGGGGTCCGTTTGGTGACGTAAATGGCGTTTACCGGGTCCGGATGCTAAAATTGCGCGATATTGTGACAATCTGGCCGAAAGCCGAATTACCCGAAGACATCAAGTCTCAGGGGGCCAATGATCCGGAACACCAGTTCAAGGTTATTGAGTGCGTAAACAGGGATTGGAATTTCAAGAATACGGAACGGCATGAGTTCCATATTATTATCCATGATCCGAAGTTTATTATTCTCGAAGGCGAGTTTAAGGGCGACGGGTCCAATCCGTGGATACCTTTCCGCTGGTCAAAGACCGCAGGCGAGACTTACGGCAGGGGGCCGCTGTTAAACGCCCTTGCCGATGTACGCACCTTGAACGAGGTTGTGCGTCTTGGTATGGAAAATGCTGCCATGTCGATTACGGGTATGTGGCAGGCCGATGATGACGGCATTATTAATCCCGATACCATAGAGCTTGTGCCGGGAACAGTTATTCCAAGGGCTATGGGGGCAAGGGGTCTGGAGCCGCTTGTTCCGCCCGGACGCTTTGATGCAGGCCAGTTTCTGTTACAGGAAATGCGCCAGAATATCCGGAAAGCGTTATTTAACGAAACACTGGGCAAGCCGGAGGGTACGCCCATGAGCGCAACGGAAGTGAACGAGCGCATGGCCGACCTTGCGCGCACGATAGGAAGTGCCTACGGCAGATTGCACACCGAACTTGTAACCCCGCTTTTACGTCGCGTTGTGCATATTCTTAAGCGTCAGGGCAGGATTGAAATCCCCCGCGTAAACGGGCGGGAGGTCAAGATAGTTAACGTCAGTCCGTTGGCGCAGGCGCAGAACAACGAGAACGTGGCACGGGTTGCCCGTTGGCTGGAATTAATGAATGGCGGGTTTGGGCCGCAGATGACCAATCTGGTCGTGAAAGCGGAGCAGGCCGCTGTCTATACCGGACAGCAAATTGGTGTACCGGAAAGTCTTATCCGGGATGAACAGGAACGTCAGGCCATAGCGCAGGCTATTGCCCAGACTCAGGAAGCCTTGCCAGGACAAACCCCGCAAGGCCCACCCCCACCAACAGGAGGTATGTAATGCCTGACCATTATGGAAAGACCCCGCCTAGCACTAAAAAAGGCAAAAAAATAGCCAAAAGAATAGGAAAGCCAATTCATTACAGTGCTGGTGAAGGCACTTACAGTATTTTGAAAAAGCATGAAGACCGAGAAGAGGCAAAATTAAGTAAAAAAAGTTGGATTGCGCGAACATTGCAAGCAAGAGGCGCACATTACAATGCGATGAAAAGTGCGGAGGCTCCTGTTGCAGCAATGAAATTTCTTAGTCGTGGAATTAAAGCGGCTCAATGGAAAAATAAAATGCGTAAAGCTGGTAAGAAAATAAGCAGCAAATCATTATTTGGAGCAAAAAAATAATGGCAAAGAAAGTAGCGAAGAAAGCAGTCAAGGCAGCAAAGCAGACGGCAAAAAGCATGGGCGGTCTGGTTCCGCGCCGATTGTTAGGTAAAGGCTTCAAAGCCGTCTGATGGCAGTACGCAACGAGGGTGTTATTGGCCCGGACGGTGTTCGACGTTCCGAAGGGGCCGAAAAGCGTATTCTGGAAGTCTTTGACGAAACCTTTAAGCCCGAATGCGGTTTGAAGGTAATCGAGTATTTGCGGTCCATATCCACAAATGTCGCGGCAGGGCCGGAAGTATCGGACGCACATCTGCGTCATCTGGAAGGTCAACGCTATATTGTTGGCTTAATTGTTAAATGGCAGGAATTAGCCGTAAAGAGGAGGAAGTCTCAAAATGAGTGAAGGTGAAGGCTCGGCCCCGGCGGAAGCTGGCACAACCGAAGCAAGCGCAGCAGAATCAGCAATACCAAGCCGACCCGATTTTGTTCCGGAGAAATTCTGGAACGCCGAAAGTGGAGAAGTGCGCTTAGAGGACGCTTTCAAGTCGTATTCTGAAATTGAAAAGAAAGGACGACAGCGTGGCGACAAGATGCGCGAGGAAATCATGGCGGAAATCGAGGCAGAAACTACGGCGAACCGCCCGGAAACGATGGATGATTACGAACTCGTAGTGCCTGAATTTTTACAGGAACAGTTAGGGGAGGATGATACTTATGAGTTTAATCAGGACGATCCTCTTCTTCACTTCTGGAAAGAAACAGCACACGAACTTGGGTTCGGGCAGGAAGATTTCAACAAAGGCGTGGAAGCCTATGTTAACGCTCAAATGGCTATGCAGCCGGATCTGGAAGCCGAAATCGCCAAACTAGGCGAAAACGGACAGGACCGTGCCGCGCATGTCGCGCAATGGGCAGAAAAGACATTTTCTCCGGAAACCTATCAGGCGTTATTCAATTTTGCCCAGAGTGCCGACAGTATCGTTGCACTGGAAGAAGTGATGGGGCTTGCCAACGAGCCTGCGTTTATTCCGTCAAACGGCGGTGACGGCACACAGCATCTTTCCTTGGCGCAGCTGAAGGAAATGCAGAAAGACCGGAGATATAACGATCCGGCGCATTTCGATCATGAATTTGTAAAGAAAGTTACGGAAGGGTTTGAGCGTTTATATCCTGACCAGTGACATCTCCCCTTGGCCTCCGCTTCCTCCGGGCGGGGGTCATTTTTTTGTGAATTGCTATAAACGGAAAAGAAAAACCAATATGACGCGAATATTCGGCCCCTGTATCCGGTGCGCGGCCCCGTAAGGCACAACCGCACTGTCTCCGGTAAAGGTCTAACCGAAAACAGGTTTAATCTTTAACACGGAGTATCAGGTAATGAGTACATCAGTCTCAACAGCCTTTATCCGTCAGTTTGAATCCGATGTGCATGTTGCTTATCAGCGCATGGGAACCAAGCTACGGAATACGATCCGTCGCAAGGTGTCGGTACAAGGTGAAGATGTACGTTTCCAGAAATATGGAAAAGGTACGGCTTCCACCAAGTCACGTCACGGCGACGTTCCGCTCATGAATGTCACCCATACTACGGTTGACTGCACCATGACGGATCATTATGCAGCGGAATATATCGACGATCTCGATATGCTGAAGCTGAATATTGATGAGAAAAACCTTGCTGCTCAAGCTGGCGCAGCCGCGCTTGGCCGCAAGACGGACTCACTTATCACGACGGCAATGGATGCAACAACCAGCACTATCGCACACGGTAGCGCGGGTTTGACCAAAGCCAAAGTCCATACGGCATTTGAAACACTTGGTAACAATGATGTTCCGGATGACAACAACCGCTTTTGGGTCGTTTCCCATCCCGGTTGGTCCGACCTCATGGATATTACCGAGTTTGCCAGTGCCGATTACGTTGGTGAAGACGGTCTTCCGTACAAGGGCGGCATGGTAGCAAAACGCTGGCATGGCTTCCTTTTCTTTGCCTTCTCAGGTTTGGATATTTCGGGAAGCACCCGTAAGACATTCGCCTATCACACGACTGCAATGGGTCATGGGATTGGCAAGGATGTTTCACAGGATGTGTCCTGGGATGGTCGCAAGCAGGCTTGGCTTGTCGTTAACAAAATGTCGCAAGGTAGCGTACTCATTGATGCCGCTGGTATCATTGAATGCTCTATCAACGAATAGACGGAAGGAGTACAGAATATGGCTTACGCTTCTTCGGGACTTGGTATGCTGGCGACTTGCAACGGCTGGTCTTTGTGGCTCTATAAAACCACGGATGCCATTGCAACTATCAACAGCGCAGGTTACTTCACTGGCGATGCGGTAAACATGCTTCAAGTGCGTGACATGATTATTGTCGCGGATACGAATGCACCGACAACCAGTTTTGTTACTGTCCTATCCAATGATGGCACAACCGTCGATGTTTCAGACGGAACTGCCGTTGCGGAAACGGACTCCGATTAATCGGGGTGTGGGAGAGGGATGGTATTCATCCTCGGGCTGTTCCTCTCCTAATCCGAATAAAGGCAAACTATGGCTGTTACTGACGTTACCATTGCATCCAGAGCGTTAAACCTTATAGGCGCAAACGAAATTGCCTCGTTTGACGAGTCATCTAATGAAGCCAAGGTTGCCAAGAATCTTTATACACCGATTATCGAGGCGGCATTAACCCGTATGCGCTGGCGGTTTGCGACAGGTCAGCAAACGCTTGTGATGCTTACGGACACTCCTAATGCCCGATGGGACTCGGCTTACCAGATGCCGACCAGCCCTCAGATTTTATTACTGCATGGCGTCACAGTCCTTGATAATCCGATTACTTACGACCGTTATGAAGACAAAATTTACGCCAATACAACTGTCGATGATGTCGTTAATGCCGATTATACCTATAAGGCGGAAGCGATAAACTGGCCTGCGTATTTTCAGAAAGCCGTTATGTATGATCTGGCTTCTGTCTTTGCCGGATCACTTGCCCAAAAAGGCGATTTGGCAACGCATTATGCCAATTCTGCGGAACTGGCCTATCGGACGGCTCGATGGGCAGATTCATCCTCGCAAACAGCAAGGAATATGCGAACGTCCACGCTGACAAATATCCGGAGGCGGTAATGGCAGATGCCCCGGCCAGCAATCTCCGCACTCTGCAAACCTCGTTTAGTAGCGGCGAACTTGATCCGCTAATGCGGATGAGGTCGGACTTGAAGGCATATTTCAAAGCCGGAAAGAAAGCCCGAAATGTTGCCCTTTATGCCCAGGGAGGCGCAAGAAGACGCCCCGGAACGATTTACCGGGCAAATCTTGGGGCATCAAGTATCCTACATGAATATTCTTTTACGGAGGGGCAGGATTATGTTCTCGCTTTCCAGAATACCAAAATTCTTATCTACAATAGCTCCGGTACGTTACTGCAAACGCTTACTGGTCAGCCTTGGAATCTGGCTCAGTGCAAAGAGCTTACGCTTACGGCAAGCGGTGACACGATTATTGTCTTCCATAAAGATGTGTGGCCGCGACAGCTGACCCGGACAGGGGCATCGACGTTTACGAGTGCCGATTTTGTCTTTGAGCAACATACCGATGGACAGCCTAAGTATCAGCCGTATTTTAAATTTTTGGCGGATAGTGTCACGTTAACGCCAAGCGCAACAAGCGGTACAGGCATAACGGTTACGGCGAGTGCGAATCTGTTTGTGTCGGATCATGTCAATACAATCATGCGAATTGGCAAAAAAGAAATCCTGATTACGGCAGTAGGAAGCGCAACTTCCGCGACGGCAACGGTGCGGGAAACTCTTGCCAGCACCAATGCCAATACGGATTGGGATGAGCAGGCGTTCTCAGCGGTGCGCGGACATCCCCGTTGCGGCACGTTCCACGATCAACGTCTGTATATGGCAGGCTCTACAGACCGACCCGATGCGATTGTCGGTTCAAAAGTCAGTGCGTTTTTTAATTTTGATGTCGGTTCCGCTGAAGATGCGGAGGGTATCGATGCTACGGTTGCGGGGGATAACATAGCGGAAATACGCCATGTTGTGGCAACCCGTCATTTACAGTTGTTTACAAATGGAGGTGAAGTCTTTGTTCCGCAAAACGCCTCAAGCCCTATTACGCCGTCCAATATCCGCTTTATTCCACAAACGCCGTATGGGTGCAGTCAAAAGGTTAATCCGGTTAAATTCGACGGGTCCACATTGTTTTTGCAGAGAACAGGAAAGGTTATCCGGGAGTTCGTGTTTAACGACACGGAGCAGGCGTATACCTCCAATGCCGTTTCCATTCTCTCTAATCACCTGATTAACAGTTGCATTGATACGGCAATGCTGTTGGGTACGGAAACTCGCCCCGAACAATATGCGTTTTTTGTTAATGAAAACACGGGAACGTCAACGGATACGGACGGAACGATTGCGGTGTTTCATTCGGTGCGGAACGAAGACCTTGCCGGATGGGTACAGTGGAATACGGACGGTGATTTTGAAAGTATGAGTCAAGCCGGATCATCTCTGTTTGCAGCAACAAAACGCACGATTAACGGATCTACGGTCTATTGGCTGGAGCAGTTTGATGATGACGTTACCGTAGATGCAGCGATACAAGTGGATACTTCAACGGAGCTTCAGACAAACGGAACATTTGCCACGGACGCAAGCTGGACAAAAGGTACGGGATGGACAATTTCGGGCGGAACGGCGATTTGTAGCGGAGCGCAAAGCTCAAATAGTGATCTGGAACAGGCGATTTCGACGGCAAATACAAAGGTTTACCGTGTCCGGTTTACCTTGAGTGACGTTACGGCAGGCACGATAACGCCAAGGGTGGCCGATGGAGCGGGTACGGCAGAAAACGCCAGTGGCACATTTATCCAGTATATTACGGCTTCTACCGGATCGAATCTTGAGTTTCGGGCCGATAGCAGCTTTGCCGGAAAGATTGACGATGTAACTGTTGTCGAGGTGTCAAAAAGTTATACTGCCGCGCATCTACCGAATACGACGGTAGAAACAACAACTAATACGTCAGCCCAGTATGTGGGCCAGTACACAACAAACGGCTCCGGTGTCATTACAACCGATGAGTATGTGTCGAACATCACACTTGGTATTAATTACACCCTTGAACTGGAAACCATGCCCGTCGATGCCGTAGTAAAGGGAGTTGGTGCAGTTGTAGGTGAAAAGAAACGCATTAGCCGTGTGGTTGCTAGTGTTATCGGCACACAAACCATGTCGTTGAGCGGTAATGAACTGGTGCTGACACAAACCAACCAGGACTTTTCTATTGCGCCGACAGCAGCCGAAGGTGAATACCAGTTTTTTATGTTGGGATGGGCGTTAGATCCCACAGTTACGATTAATCAAACGGTTCCGTTGCCCCTTGGTGTGCGCGGCCTGTATCTGGAGGTCACGGCGTAATGGGTAAAGTCGCAAAAGTAGCCTTGCCAATAGCGGCACTTGGGGCAGGGGCATATTTTCTGGGGCCAAGCCTTTTTGCTGGTGGAGGCATGTTTGGGCCGACGGCTACTGCGCTCGGGGGGCCAGCCGGGATAGGGGCGTCACAGTTTTCACTGGCCGGTTTAGGTAAGTCGCTGTTTACCGCAAAAGGTGCAGGGCTTGCAATGGGCGGCATGAGTATGTTGACCAGTTATCAGAATATGCAAATGCAAAAATACGGTTTCAAGATGGATGAAATGCGTATGGCTGAAGAACAACGGTTGCGTGATATGCAGGCAGGAATTGATGAGGCTAATGCAATGCGGGAGGCGTATCGTGCAAGGCAGTCCTCTATGGCAAAAGCGGCTGCAATGGGACAGGACATTTCGGCAAGTCGTTCCTTTATGGCCTATCTGGAGGAAGAAGATAAGGCGTTACAGCGGGAAATCGACAGTATCCGGGTTAATGCAGGCTCACGCCGTCGCATTACGGGGATGCAGATTGCCAGTGCCAAAGCCAGCGGCAGATCGGCAGGCGTAACTGGAGGTCTGGATATAGGCCGCAAGCTGTTTGCAACCGTCAAAGATTATAAGAGCGCGTAACATGACATATGAACGCTTTAAACCCCGAACACGCATAAATACGAATTTGCCCGATTACGGCGCAGGCGCACGGCAGCAAGCGGCGGAATTGCAAAAGCAGTCTGAAAGCTGGTTAAATCTAAGCAGTTCATTTTTTGGGCAAGCCATTCAAGAAGGAAAAGAAAAAGGAACAATAGCGGGTCAAAATGCTGTTGTAATGAACCCGGATGGCACTGTAAGCCGCAAAGTTGCACCGGAAGGTGCAGGGCAAGCATATGTAAAAGCGTTTCAAGCACAATCACGGCAAGCCTATCAGTCCAGTATGGCTATGGCATTAAAAAACAAAGCCGCAGGAATTGTTGAAGCGGCAAAACATAATCCAGAGGCTGCTTTAGAAGCTATTGAAAAAAACTTCCGTCCTTTTGCGGAAAAACTGGTTCAAAATGCGGGGAAAGATCTAGAGGGTGTTGTTAAGCTACAAGCAGAAAGTAGCCTCCAAGCTCTTACTAATTCTGTGCAAGTGATTATGGCGGAAAGGGCTTTTGAAGAGAATAAAACGATTGTTACCGCGCATTTAGAAAATCAAAAAAATACGTTAGCGACAATACATCAACAGGGTATTGAACCTGATGAAATTGGCGAAGAATTTTCTAATTTCCAAATGTTTGAAGGAGAATATTTAGGCAATCTGCACGAAGCCCGAAGCAACGGAATAATAGACCATGAGCGTTATCTCGCTGATTTGAAAGAGTATGATAACAATCGAATTGGCGGTCAATTATTGTATGCCGTAAAAGCGGATCTTGATGCGGGGGATGTTGTTGGCGCAACAAATCGTGTTATGAATTTGACGGACAATCCTGTTGAGGGTCGTGATGCCAAGGATATGGCCGAAATTGTTTCGATGGCAGAAAAACGCATTAAAGATTTTGTGCATTATCGGACTTTGAAAGAAAAAAGGGACGATAAATATATTTCTAAGCATCTGGCAGCTATTGGCCCTGCTGTAGATGACTTGGAGCGTGATGAACGAGGAACGCCTGCTGAAATTAAAAAACTTTTTGCGCCTTTATTAGCGTGGCGTGACCATCCAAAAGTGCAAACGGCTTACATGAAAGCCATGAAGGTTGAAGAAAAGCAAATTGAGGATGCAGTAAAAGTTACTCAAAAAACGATAGCTATCAGTCATTTAGCCAGTGTTAAAAATGGCACGATGTCAATAGACCGAGCAAAGACAAATTTGTTGGAGGGACTTTACGGCAGGGGTAAAGAAGCAAATGCTTTTTTGAAAGAGCTTGAAGCTATTAGAACCGCTAAAATTAAAAAATATAAAACTGAAACTGAAAAAAAGGACAAGGAACAGTATAAAAATTACATGATGCGATTATGGAGGGCAATGGTTGCCGACGATCTTGTAACGCTTGCAGATATTGATGACTGGGCGGCTAACGATAATTGGTCTAGATGGGGTGAGTTTGCACGGAATGAAACAAACCGTAACGCAATGAAAACGGCGTTTAATGAGTTTGATACGGTTCGGTTTGGTAATGGTACATATTCAAAGAAAAAATCGCGTGATCCTAAAAATCAAGATTACTGGAAAGCGACATTACAGGAAAAAAATCTTGCACCCGATTCTGATCTGGCGAAGCTCGATCCGGCGGCGATACACGAAATTATACAAGATCCGAATATTAAGGTAAGTCTTCCCGATTTTTTTACGGACATATTTAAATCATGGAAAGTTTACGCCCACGATCAGGAAACAATAGTCAAAATTGCTGAAGCGGCAAAAGCATTGCATGCGCGAGGTATTGTCGTTCCTGGCATGAGTCAAGCCGATGTTCTTAGAATCGAAAAGGCGGCACAAACAGCAGATAGCCAAAAAGACAGAACACCGGGAGCGTGGGACAGATTATCAAAAGATTTAGTCGTGCCAACAGAAGAAGTTGATCAACGTAAGGCAGCAGCAGAAAAATTTGTTGCAGATCCAAAGTTTATGAACTTGCTAGACATCCAGTTAAGAAAAATGGGTGATGAGGCTGGTGCTTGGGATCGCCTTCTTAATGCCAATACAAAATTTTTCGGAGGTATTGAAGGGCAGGAGTTTGTCGGTACGGGCGTGTTGGACAAAAATGTATCCATACAGCAAGTGCCGGAGAGTGTTCTTGCCCAGATTAAAAAGCATTACATTATTGAACGAACAAGTGGTGACGGCAGCACGGATCAGGAATTAGCACTTCAGCTTGCAGTAAAAGCGGTGGAAGCCTCTGGCGGAGGACTTACTGAATATGAAGGAGGCGGTGCAAAATTCAGTCGCCTGACATTGGAAAATGTCGCAAAAGATCTCAAAGTAAAAGATCCGGCAGAGCTAATTCGCGCCTTGTTGCTTAATCAAAAAGAAAAAATTACTAACATAATAAAAGACAAAGCAGCCAGAACTGATTTAGATGTTGATGACAAGCTGACAGCTGACAATTTCTTTGATTGGTTTGATCTTTGGGACGTTGATAATGATCTTCTCGACTTCATAACTGGTATTGTTACACTTGGTTTTGGGGGCGAAATTATTCAACCGATTGTAAACGCATGGGGGTTAAAAGCCCAATTTGGTATTTTTGAGGGCGGCGATGCTGGAGAAACGCTATGGGATCAAATTGGTGATAAAGGGCGTTTTGCTCAAGCTATACGAGAGGACCGTGTTATTGTTCAGCCTGACGATGTGTCTCAAAAAACATTTTCTATAGGCTTACAGTTAGGTGATAAAAAAGCGGGTTTAATTTGGCTGCGTAATGTTCGTTTTGACGAAGAAGAAATAGAAACTTCCCTTAAAGAAGAATGGGGAAGCCTGTCGCATAGAATAAAACATTTCCTTTTCAATGATCCTACTTTGACAAATTTTGTAGCACCCGCTCCGAAATATGATATGAGCGGTGCAGAGCCTACAAAAGCACAGCTTGGGTTGCCGCCAGATAACATTAAGCCAGAAGATTTGATGGTACGGGATGCAGGCGGTCAAAGTTTTCCTCTTCCGGTTGACCCAGATATGGCTCCCGAAGATGACGTAGCGGAAAACCTTGATACGGGCGTTTCAGTTGCGTCACCCACGCCAAAGCCAGCATCTGTTAATGTGGATGCTATGCTAAAATCATTCGCCATGATTGAAAGTTCGGGCGGAAAAAATTTAAAGAATATGGAACCCAGAAGTACAGCCACGGGAATTTATCAGGTAACTGATGGAACAGCTACGGGAACGCAAGATATAGAATTGGTTAAACTGGGCTTAAAGCCTGCAAAAAGTAACAGCATTGAAGACAAAAATGCATACGCTTTAGAACGGTTTAAGGCATTGCTAACATATTTTAACAATGACCTCGATAAAGTTGCGGTAGCGTGGAACAAAGGATTTTCTGGTGCAAAAAAATGGGATGGACAGCTACGCTCCTTAACAGCAAAAGAGCGAAATTACGTTAAAAAATTCCGCAAAGAATATAAGAAGCGCACATGAGCATCTTAACCCGAGAGCAGATGCTTAATCCCAAACTTGTTAAGGCAAAACCGCCTTTGCAAAGACCGCCAGGACTTTTTGATTTTTCATCAAGTGAAGGTCCGCGCCATTTTTGGGAGTCATTTCAAGAAGAATGGTTGCCTATTGCCGTTGCTATGAAATTGCGGGGGCAGCATTATACAGACGCGATTGCGCGAGAACGTCTTGCGGCAAAAGACGAATTTGGCGATACCCCGGGTTATGATCCGGCAAAAAGTCCTTATGTGCAGGGCTTGCCTCCCGAATGGCGGGAGTATGCCTATACCGTAACAAGTGAAGGCGAAGCCAGAGCGTTTTATGAAACGGTTATGCAACGTCAAGAGGAGCTTAATGAGCGGCAAATGTCTGGCGGTTGGGGGACAGCCGGATATTTAACCGGAGCAATAACAAATCCGGGGGGATTATATGCGGCGTTAAAAGTTAACAGTCTGGCAAAGATGATGGGCGGTATTGGTATTCTTGGCGCAGATGAAATTCTTTTGCATCAACTTCAGCCGGAACGCACTCCTGAAACGTCTGTTATGGCGGTTGGTGGATATACCGGACTTTCGACTGCGATTATGGGTACAAAGCGGATTATTGCAGCGGCGACAAACCGCCGTGTGCCAAATAACATGGCAGAAGTGAACAAGGTTACAGATAGTGCTTTTGATGATTTAACAGACGAAATTCTTGTGGATGCAGGCCGAATTGATGATGTTCATTCCCCGACTGTAAATCCCAATGATGATATTTTGCATGCGGAGCGAAACCTTTTAAATGACGAGTTCTATAATCCTCCTGTCAGGGAAACGCCGACAGCGGCAAGTGTTGGTGCAGCAAGAACGCCAGATGAGGCGTTAGGGCCACCCCCCGCAAGAGGCGAAGGGGAGGAACTGGTAAAAACTCGTATTGGTTTGGAGAACATGCCCGATAGTCCGGTAAAGCGTATATTGCAAAAGGGCAGTAATACGGCGAAGACTTTTATATCCCACCTTGTGGAACATCCGTTTTTTCAGGTCAAAAACCTATCGGATGAAGCGACGGCTATTGGCGTAGACCGGAAAGTGGCGGTTAACTGGATTGCCCCGATGGTTGATACCATGAAAGAAACGCAGGCCATATGGCTGCGCTATCGGGAGCGTGTGTCGGGGTCTTCTGCAAAAACTGTTATTGGTCAGCAGTTTCGGGATCTGCGGGGACGTGACGGAGCTTTGTCTTTTGGGGAATTTCTGGAGGAAGTCGGAAGGGCTAAACGTGGCCTGACACCGACAGGAACGCCTCACATGATTGATGAAGTGACGGAAGCGGCAAACCTCTGGCACCATAGAATATACAAGCGTTTTGGTGAAGCGGCACAGCATTCCGGTATGTTTAGCCAAAAACTCCGCCGGGAGCTTTGGGAGATAAAAAACCGGATATGGCAAGAATCCGGAGGGAATCAGAAGCTACGCAAAGAACTGGAAGTGCAACACAAAGAACAAATGGACGACTTAACAAAACGTATTCAAGAAATGGATACGATGGAAATGCGTCCTGATTTTCTTAACCGCATTTACCGCAAGGACATGATCCGGGCCAACATTGACGAATTTAAAGCAATCTTGGCAAAGCATGGTCGAACCGGACAGGAAGCAGATGACATTACAAACGCCATATTAAACGGTACGTCACGCAATGCCGATGAGGATATTGTCGGGGCTATTGAGGAAATGCTGACAGGCCGTGCGTCCAGTTTAAAGGAACGCCAGTTAGGAGATATACCTGATGCGGCTTTTGGCGATTTTCTTGAAAGCAACATATTTGCCCTGGCTAAATATTATACGACCCGTGTTGGGCCTGATGTAGAGCTTACTCGCGCTTTTGGATCGATTGACATGCACCGTCAGATAACTGCCGCTGCCAAGGAATGGGATGATTTAATTAAAGCGGCTCCAGAAAGCCAGAAAGCTAGATTAATCAAGCGCAGGGATCAGGAGCTTGAGGATATTAAAGTGGTGCGGGACCGTATTAGGGGAACATACGGCTTACCGGATAATCCCGACAGCTGGACAAACCGTGGATTGCGTTTGGCAAAGATGCACAGTGCTGTGTCGTATTTAACAGGGGCAATAGCAGCTGTTCCCGATGTGGGCCGTCTTGTGATGTATGACGGCATGGTGCGGTCTTTCGGCACAACCTTTGATGCCCTTGTAAAAAATATTGATGCAATTCCGTTGGCAAAAGCGGAAGCGCAGCTGGCAGGCGAGGCGTTGGATATGTATATGTCCATGAGGGCCGCTATCTTTGCAGACCTCTCGGACGCTTTATCCGCAACAAGCCAGTTTGAGCGCATGGCGGCAACAGCCACACAGCAGTTTTTTAACGTATCCTTGATGAACCCTTGGAATGTAGGCGTTAAAACAATGGCTTCTTTAATTACAGGAAGCCGGATTATTGATGACTCAATAAACTATATGCAGTTAACGCAGGCGCAGGGAGCCAAACTTGCCCGTGCGGGTATTAGTGATGAAATGGCAGGGCGCATTGCCACACAGTTTGAGCAATTTGGATTAAGCGAAGGCAAAGTACGCATTGCCCGAACCGCGCAATGGACAGACAGGGGTGCAGCCAATGTCTATTTGGCGGCATTGGGTAAAGAAATTAACACGATTATTGTCACCCCGGGCAAAGGCGAAATGCCGAACTTTATGGGCGGCGGTCTTGAGCGTTTCCAAAGCGCACGAAGGCTTTCCCGAAAAGAAAAGAAACTGCGTGACGAACCATTGAGCATGGCTGAAAAAGCCGAAGATTTGTTTATGTCTCCTCAAATGGCGCAAGTGTTGTTTCAGTTTAAGTCTTTTGGCATTGCGGCAACATCGAGAGTATTGGTTCCCGGTCTACAGCAACCGGATCTGAAGTTTGTACTGGGGGCAGGCGGATTGGTTGCGCTAGGTGTTATGATTGAAATGATCCGTGAAAAACAACTGGGCAGAGGAAAACCCAAATCCACAGCCATGTATATTCGCAGCGGAATTGACCGTTCCGGTGTCTTGGGGTGGTTTTCTGATATTAACGGAGGGCTGGAAACGCTCTCTGACGGGCGTTTCGGTATTGCGCCGTTGTTAGGTGATGACGGGGCAAAATCGTCGTTAGGGCGGAAGCTCGGGCTTGTTGGAGGGCCGACGTTTACGACAGCACAAACGGCTTCCAAATTGCTTTCCGGATTGAGCGACGGAGAAATGGGGCGTCAAGACTCCATGTATGCACGGCGACTATTGCCGTTAAACAGGACGTTCTGGGCAGATGGAATTTTTGATAACGTACAGGATGCAATGGTAACAGCCGACTAATTTGTTGTGAATTATACCGAGGATGAAAAAACGGTATAGAGGTCAACATGGCACAGATAACAATCGCAGACGCGACTCCTCGCGTACAGTATTCAGTAGGTGGCGGCGGCTCGACAGGGCCGTTCACAATCCCTTGGCCGTATTTTAGTACGGATGACATCAAGGTGTATGTCGATGGTGTTCTTAAAACGATTACCACGCATTACACCATTAGCGGTACGGCAGTTGATGACGGGTTTTCCGGCGGAACGATTACCTACGGGTCCACTTTAACAAGCGTTACCGTTACTGTAGAGCGGGATATTGCCGTTGCCCGAACCGATGACTTTCCGGCGGCAGGCATCTTTAACATTGCCACTTTAAATACTACGCTCGACAAAATCTTTGCCATTATGCAATGGCTGGAAACCAAACTGGGCCGGGCAGTTAACCGCCCGTTTACGTCAGCTGAGAGCTATTCACTGGATTGGCCTGATGGGGCAACAACAGACCCTAAAGTTTTGGTTGCCAGCAGTGATGGCGGTCTTGAGTTCGGTGCGACCAGTGCGGAGATCGAGGCAGCGGCGACTCAGGCAACAAACGCAGCAACGTCAGCTACAGCGGCGGCGAGTTCAGCATCAACGGCAAGCGGTCATGTTACAACAGCGAGTAATTATGCTGTAAAAGTAAACGGTGCTGTGACGGGAACTGATTTTAGTTCTAAAGCATGGGCGATTGGCGGGACTAATGTTACGACAACGGCAAGTCGAGGGGCGGCAAAAGAGTGGGCAACCACTACTGGCGGTGCGGTCGATACCAGTGAATATTCAGCAAAGGAATATGCGGTAGGCACTACAGCGACTAGTTCCAAGACCTACGCTACGAAAGTAGATGGTGCGGTAACTGGCTCAGACTTCAGTTCAAAGGCTTGGGCTATTGGTGGAACAAACGTAACGACAACGGCCTCTCGCGGTGCAGCCAAGGAGTGGGCAACTTCTACGGGGGCGGCTGTTGATAC